CACACCCATGCAGAGATCATCATTTCTTTATTCTACTAGTAACAAAACGTTATTAGAGTACACAGTACTCTTCTTACGCGACTAAGCAAAACTTTATATATGACAACCATGTCAATTATCGGGTTTTACCCCGTTAATTGTTACTTATCTATATAAAGTTTTTTGACTTATCTCACGTACTTAGAGTGCACATTTTGTGCACCTCTTCTAACGTTTTGCAAAACTCTTGTAGTTTAAAGATTTGTGATCTCAACTCACTTTTCTCTATTTAGTATTTAATCTTACCGATTATCTATCGTACTATCTTATTATTCAATAGCTAGATAAATTTTTAGGTATAAAATTTAATTCTAACAGATCAAGCTATGATCTCGTTATTATTTGTCCAATTTTATTATACAGGTGAACCCCTGTATTTCCTTGATTCTTTTATTAGAATCTTAAACCCCCTTATTGCTGTCCACTAATCAAATAGAAGCAATTTAAATGTCTATTCCGATTTAATGATTATAATCAATAATCTTAAGCCTTCATTTACATGCAATGAAGCACCTAGGTTCCGGTGTCCGTATCTCCAAAAGTGTGACCTTAAATTCACTTGAATACGTTAACAATGTACTCGTCTTCTGACAGTACGGGAGGGGGAAGTAATTTTCCTCGTTCCATGAGCCAATGCTCAGAAATGAAGTCTTCTGATGTCACCATCACAAGCAGCGCTTCGGTCAATAGCGTCAAGACCACTTCTGTTGTAAATTCATTGAATTCGTCAATGTCTCAATTCAACACAGTTCCCGTTCTGAACCAGAATAACGCGGAGGCTCACCAAGCCAAACAGGTTACCGATAACTCAACTTCTTTTACTCAGCAATCAGAAGTTTACTTTGAATCCAAATTTTCCAAATCTCAAACATATGATCGTAAAAAATCATCTAAAAAGATCGAAAAAACTAAACTTACCAATTCTAAGAAACATAAGAAACAACAAGAACTTGATAAAATTAAAAAATCTAAAGTAATTTATGAACATCAATCTCTTGTGGAACATCTTTATCCTTCATCTATCATTGATCAAGCGAAAACTACGCTTATTAACATGAAAATGGATGGAAATGTTTCACTATTACTTGAGGTATTAGAAATTTTAGGCGCTTTGTCTATTTCTTTACCCATGTGCACTACCCCTACACAAGTTGCGTCTCAACTTGTTCTTTCTATTAGGGCTATGACAAAAGGTTCAATTACCGAATCTATTTTTAACTGCTCTCAAACTATTGAGTGGTGCAAAGATATTTTTGGATACAATATTTTTGAACCTCAATCTGGATTAGGAGACGGAGCTTCTTGGCTCTCATCTCTTCCCAATCTTCAAGAAAATTGGGATGCCGTTCGCGGTGCTCCAGTTTTCGAAAAAATTTCCAATGTCATTTCATTAGCCGCTTCTATCGGTTTATGTAGTGTCACTAATCTTTCATGGTCTGTGAAAGGTATTGAAATCTTTCGTGCTGGTAATATGCGTAAGCATGCCAGTGCTATGGATCTCTTTGGAGCCGTTCTTGACACAGTTGTTCTCTTTATTGAAGGAGGATACGAATGTTTTAAGGAAGGTTCTTTTCGTCCTCTTTTATTTTCTTCTGATGAAGGTCGTAAATTTGATTCAATGTATTTTACTTTGATCGAATTGCACGAACATGCTATGGTATTTAATTTACATACTAAGCCTATCGAATATAATGGTGAAACTAGACCAATTACTGATCTTGAATATGGTTCTATGGTTGATGAAGCCATTGAACTTGCCACTAGTGCTTATAAATCTGCTAAAGGCACTTGGCAACAAGGTATTCTTGAAAAACGTCTTACAGTGTTAAGACAAAATCGTGCAGCTTATGCTGCCAAACGTATTGATGGATCAATGCGATATGCTCCTTATTCTGTTTTTATTTGGGGTGAATCTAGTGTTGGAAAATCTACTATTGCACAAGTTCTCATGAGTGATTGCTTGAGTGCAGCAGGAGCTAATCCTTCATCCAAAAATACAGCCATTTTGAAAGAAACTGACAAATTTGATTCCTCATTGAAAGGAGATACCGAAGGTATTTTTCTTGATGATATGGGTAATACAAAGAAAGATTTTCTTGATAAATCTCCCACTGAGCGTCTTATTTATATTAACAATAATATGATTACTTATGCCAATAAGGCCGATCTCCATGAGAAAGGTAAAATTGAAATTCGTCCTCGTGTTCTAGTTGTTACCAGTAACGCTTATCTTAGTACCCATGCTACTTTGGGTTCTATTCATCCTTTCTCTATTGTCCGTCGTTGTGATTTACACATTGAAGTTATAGTCAAACCAGAATTTGCTACCATTGATGGTAGATTAGATTCAAAGAAGGTTATGTCTACTTTTCAAGGTGAATCTCTTGTCAATGACGTTTGGGATTTGAATTGTCATTTTCCTTGTCATAAAGATAAGGGAGGTGATAATCATCATCTTATTTCTGCTACTGGAAATGGTCATAAACCAACACCTTTGTCTATTAATGATACTTTACGTATCGCGACTACTAAGTGTATTGAACATTTCAAAATTCAGCGTTTAATTGTTGAGAAAGGCGAGGGTCTAGTTGCCTCTCGTAATTATTGTACTGAATGTCGATTATGTTCTGATTTATGTGAATGCGCTGTTAAGCAATCACGTATTTCTGAAACTTTTGAACATCTTCAGAGTCAAATGATTCAAGTTCCTTCTTATTTGATGGGCACTATTTCTTGTGTCCCGGAAAAAATTGTTACTAATTCATTTGTTCAAAAATGTTATATGTTTTATCATGGACGTAATTTTAT